TTCCCCAGCCAATCTAATATTATTAGATGCTATAAAAGGTAGGTATGAGTTTCCAGAATTAAGAAGACTTGCTTTAGAACAATACACTTACTGGCAACCAGAATCTGTAATTGTTGAAGCAAAAGCCAGTGGTTTACCACTAACATATGAACTTCGACAGATGGATATACCCGTAGTTAATTTTACACCAAGCAAAGGTAATGATAAGCATGCACGTGTAAATGCGGTTGCACCTTTGTTTGAATCTGGTATGATATGGGCACCTGAGCAGAAATTTGCAGACGACGTCATTGAAGAGTGTGCAGCGTTTCCTTATGGTGATCATGATGACTTGGTTGATAGTACAACCCAGGCAATTATGCGATTCAGACAGGGCGGTCTGATCGGTCACCCTGAAGACTATGTCGACGATAAAGTCGAGAAAATTAAAAGGAATTATTATTAATGAACCCATTTGTAAAAAAGTATCTTCAAAAACAACTTTTTAAACAAAAAGGAGCTATAGGTTCTGCAAAATCTGTGCAGTTTTCATATGATGCTTTAGCAACTAGAATGAAAAATATAGGGTTAGATATTAATCTAATCAAATCAGAAAAAGATTTAAACCAAGCGTTAGGGTTTATTAAGTCTGTAGAAGATCAAGTATTCAAAGAACGATTTGGTGATATGTTAAGTAAAAAAGAAAGTGCTAAGGTATTTGACTTAAAAGGTAAAAAACTAAATCCTGATGAATCCATTATAGGTGGCACACAGGATGAAAAAGAGATGTTATCAAAATCTATTGATAGAAATGTAAAGGAAGCTACAGAAAAAGGTGATTTCACAGGTATTAGAAATCAATTGTTGAGAGATAAAGATATTCTAAGAGAGTTTGAATTGTCTAAAAAATTTCCGTTTCGTACAGATACAAATGTTAGAAGTGGTGAAGATGCAATCCCACTTGCAAGAAAAGCAAAATTTGATGACGAGATGGGTATAAAAAGTTTACCAGACAGAGATTACAGCGTAGACAAACTAGTAAAAGATTTTAAAAAATTTGGTAAAGCAACAGATGACGATATCAAACTGATATTAGGTTCTGGCAAGTCTGGTCAGATTCCATACGTTATGGATCAATATGGTATGAGTTATAAAGATGTGATCAGCACACTTAAATCAGGTAAACCTTTAATTGAAGGTCTAGCACAAGGTGGACGTGCAGGACTTAGATTAGGTAGTAAAGGTCCTGGTGAAGTTTTAGAGGATGAAAAAAAATTAAAACAAAGAATAGAAAATTTTTTAATTAAAAGAGCACCTTTTGGTATTTTAATGGATCCACCAAACAATCAAAGTTTAAACTTAGAAAATTTAAATAGAGCAGATCGTCCTTCTAAACCAGAAATTACAATTGGTCCTTATAAGCCAGAATCAGATATAGACCCTTTTAGCAAAGAGAATGTCGTAGAGTTTGATGATGGAACTTTTATGTACAAAGATAGTGGTAAATATTTTAAAGTAGATGAAGAAGATGAACCATATGAAGTTGAAGGACCTAGTAAAGGTGCAAAACCTATTCCTAAAACAATGGAAGCAGCACAAGGTGGACGTGCAGGATTTGATAATGGATCAAAACCAAAAGGTTTATTAGATCTGCTTGACATAAAAGCTTCAGGGTCCAAGTCTGGTAAACAAGATATACAAGGTGCACCAAAAGGTTTTACAGAAGATGCTGAACAATATAATTTTATAGCTAATTTAGAAATTCCAGTAACAGAAAAGATAAAACTTCTTGCAAATCTTGTCAAAGGTAAAAGCAGAAATAGAATTGAAAAAGATAATAATGAATTATTTATGATTGATGATGGATATAAAAATAGAAATATTGGTTTAAGTTTTAATGAAGGTAATGAAGGGCTTAGTGGTTCTCTTATGCGTAATCTTGAAACCGGCGATGATGAGTTAAAAATTAAACTTTTAAAACGTTTTGCAACAGGTGGACGTGTAGGATTTAAAGTAGGTAGCGAAAGTAAACGTGCATTTTTAAAAGCTGCTGGCGGTCTTGCAGCATTAATAGCTTCTATTAAATCTGGTTTAATTGGGATGCCTAAAAAAGAAGTTGCTAAACAAGTTGTAAAAGAATCTGTTAAAGATGTAGCTAATGCACCACCATCGTATTTTTTTAATCTTGTAAACAAAATTAAAAAATTTGGTAAAGATGATATTCCTTTGCAAGAAAGACAAAAAGTAACTCAATACAAAAATTATGAAATGGTAGAAGATCTTACAAATGGAGATGTTAGAATTACAAAAGTTAAAGGAAGTTCAGAAAGTCCAAATTATAAAGAAGAGGTTATGGAATATTCACCAGGTGGTATGAAAGAAGAGGGTGGTTACACTACTCCAAAAAGATACGAAGAAGGAACTATATCTCTTGATGAGAGTGGCAAAATGAAAAATGCTGAAACAGGTCTTGAACAAGAAAGCATTGAAGAGATAATGAAAGATGCAACAGAAGTTGTGGTTGAACAAAAAATTAAACGAGCAGGTGGTGGTGTTGCCCACATGTTAGGAGAATAATGAAAGATTTTAAAATTATAGAAATTATGGAACTTTTTGATGAGGGTGAAGTTACAACAGCAGATCAAATAGATAGACCAGAAAGAGCGTTAGAAAGAGAAGCTATTAATGATTTTATGAAACGTAATCCACAAGCTGATGGGGGACGAATTGGTTATCGAGAGGGTGTGTTAAAAATTTCTGATAAAAAAATAAAAGAAAAATTTCCAACGTACTTTAAAGAAGATTACACAGGTAAATTAAATGAAAGTAAAATTAGAGAGATATTAAAATTATATTCTGAAAAAGAAGGTGGTAGAAATTATATTGGTAAAAAAATAGGTGTAGATCAATCTGTAGTAGGTAGGGTTTTAAAAATAGCACAAGCTAATAATATACTTGAAAAAGTTCCACCATCAGAATTTAAAACTAAAGATGAACAAAGAATATACAAAGATATTAGTGAAAGAAAAATTTACAAACAGGTTAGACCTATTACAGCTAATGATAGAAAAATAAATAAAGATATTCCTAAAAATGCAAAATTTAAAGTGCAACTTCCATCAGGAGAAAAAGGACAGAGCACTGTGGTTAAATATTTTACTACAACAGACGCTGCAACAAATGCAATTAAAAAAGCAGATAAATTTACAGAAACTCAAAAAATAGAAAAGAAAAAAATTTTTCAAAAACCTGTAAAAGCAATACATAAAATTGCAATGGCGGACGCCGAAGACATAAGTAATATATCTAATTTGTCAAAATTACTTTACGGAAAGTCCGATGTTAAATCTATGACTATGGCTGCAAATGATTTGGTTAGATATCAACAATTCTTATTAGGTTTTGAAGATGTAAAAGGTATTAAAATACCTGCTACTGAAAAATTAAATAATATTTTATCGGAGTTTCCATCTCAAGATCAGTGGGGTAAATTTGCATCAGGAACTCTTCGAGATGCTAAACTACAGATAAGAGATAAGTTATTAAAAACAAAAGGCCCTAAACTTATTAGATTAAGAAACAATGTTTTAAAATTAGTTGACTCTGGTGTTTATAATTTAGATGAGGTTATGGGTGTTGCAGCTACTTTTGAACGTGCACCTGGTTATACAGAGTTTGGACAAGTAATTGATAAAAATTTAAATCAATTAAAAAACTTACAAATTGATGGTCCTTTTTCTAGATTATTTAAAAAAGTTTTAGATGGCACGGCAACAATAGAAGAGGTAGAAGCGTTTAATAAAAAATCGTTAGCTTTTCAAAAAAAAAATCAAATAGCGACACCTGTTATAAAATATACTCCTGGAGAAAAATTAAATCCAAAAGATTTCATAGATAACTTTGATAAATTATCACCAGAGGCACAAGCAAATGTAAAAGACCTAGCTAAAAAAGGAGTGGTGTTAGAAACAAAAGCACTCCCTATGGGATCTTTAGAAGCTAGTATTACTCAACAACTCGGTAAGTTTGGTTGCCCTACTAAAGAGTTCCAACTTGGAGGCAGAGTTAAATTTTCAACAGGTAGTGATTGTGTAAGAAAAGGTAAAGATAAATTAGAAAAAATAATTAAGTCTGGTGTAAAACCAGATAGTCAAGATGGAATTCTTGCAAGACAAATTTTAAGAGCAGGTGCAGGACTTAAAAGTGCATTTGCATTAAGAAATATATTTGGCCCTGCTGCAGTAGCATTTACAGTTGCAACGGAGGCAGGACTTGTTGGTTATGACATGTTATCTTCTGGTAAAACTTTTAAAGAAGCTGTTGGTGATAGTTTATTTAATTATGCACTTGGCGATAAAACAAAAATAGATCCAGAAAAAGAATTAATAAAAAGATTTGGTACCTTACCAGGTATGACAGATGATAAACTTTTAAATATACAAAATGTTTTAAAACAAACTAATGCGTTAAATAGTATTTTAAAACAAGATCTAAAAGTTGCAGATTTAGCAGATCAAGTTAAGTTTCAAAACCAACAACCAAAAGATACGTTTATGTTGCCTGATGATGAAATGTTACAAACAGATACAGCCATGAGAACTCGACAATCCTTAGAAGATGAACAACAAAAATTAAATGAAATTCTTACAAATTATAGAAGTAAACCACCTGTAGGATTAAGTATGGAAGATAGTATTATAAAAGATATGGCATCAGAAAAATTTTTTGAAGACAAGCAAGCACTAGCAGATGCAGTAAAAGCTGCAGAAATACAAAAATTAGAATCTAAAGGACCTGTATTTATGGGTAAAGTGTTTCCTAAATTTGAGGCAGGTAGACAAGAAGATTTATTAAATCTTAAATCTAACATTAACCCAGCCTCTGCTTATGCAATTGATTCATATGAAAATCCTGATTTAAATAAGTTTGTACCAATGAGACCATTTGGGTTAGCAGGAGGTGGTTTAGCCAAATTAGCTGGTATAAGTGAAGGCCCACAAACAGTATCGATGAACCCTGATTCACAAGGGTTGCAGTCTTTAAAAAACCGTGTTAAGAATATATAGGAGTATTAAATGGCAGAAATAGACAAAGGACTCCCGAACACAAGAAACAAGATTGATATCCCTTCAGACGAAGAGGTACAAGAAATTGCTGTTCAGGAACAAGAAGAACAAGATCCGAAAGGACCAGTTGAAGTCATACCTGAAGAAGATGGCGGCGCAACAATAGATTATGAACCAGGTTCAATTAACATACCTGGAACAGAAAATCATTTTGATAATTTAGCAGAAATTTTACCAGACGATGTTTTAGAACCAATAGGTGGTGACATGGTTCAAAATTTTATGGACTATAAATCATCAAGAAAAGATTGGGAAAGATCTTATACTCAAGGTTTAGATTTATTAGGATTTAAATATGAAAATAGAACTGAGCCCTTTCAAGGTGCATCAGGTGCAACACACCCAGTTCTTGCAGAAGCAGTAACACAGTTTCAAGCACAAGCCTACAAAGAATTATTACCAGCAGATGGACCAGTTAGAACACAGGTTATTGGTATTAAAAATCCTGCAACAGAACAACAAGCTACTCGTGTAAAAGATTACATGAACTATTTAATTATGGATGAGATGAAAGAATATGAAGCAGAGTTTGACTCAATGTTATTTCATTTACCGCTTGCAGGATCTACATTTAAAAAAGTTTATTATGATGTGCCTATGGGTAGAGTTGTATCAAAATTTATACCTGCCGATGAATTAGTGGTACCGTATACAGCAACAAGTTTAGATGATGCAGAATCAATAATACACGTAATTAAAATGTCAGAAAATGAATTACGTAAACAACAAGTAAATGGTTTTTATAGAGATATAGAATTATCACCTCCAGGAAACGTAGAACAAAACTCTGTTGAGAAAAAAGAAAAAGAATTAGATGGCACTAAAAAAGTTGGAAAACAAGAAACAGTTTATACTTTATTAGAGTGTCATGTAAATTTAGATTTAGAAGGTTTTGAAGAAGTTGGAGCAGAAGGTGAACCAACAGGAATAAAATTGCCCTACATTATAACTGTAGAAGAAGGCAGCCGAGTAGTACTCTCCATACGGAGAAACTATGCGCCCGATGATCTAAAGAAAAATAAAATCCAATATTTTGTCCATT